GCACAATCATCTTGGAAATGTGTTGCTATCATCAAAACTGATTGTGACATGGATCGTTATTATGCTTGGTTCATCAAGAAAAGATTTAACCTTGAGTTGAATAAAAACTTGAGAGGTTCACACATCACTTTTATCAATGATAGAATGGATAAATCTATTTTTGAGGAGGCAGCAAAAATATTTGATGGTCGTGAGATTGACTTCTATTTAGAATTAGAACCTAAAAGTAATGGAGAACACTGGTGGTTTAGAGTTCATTCTCCTGATGCTGAGAATATCAGAGAGGCTATTGGATTAAGTCGTGATCCATATTTTGGTTTACACTTCACCATTGGACATGCTAATGAAAGATATGTATCACATTCTGAATATATTTTAGAACAATGTAAAAGGTTCAATCTAACAAGTAATGAACCAAGAAAATCTTTAGAAGAATATGAAATTATCGACTTCACTACCAAATAAATCATTTACTCATGTGAGTAGTAAACTATCTATCATTAATCAAAATCTGGTTAATCGTCAGAAAGTTTCTGCTGATGATGTTCAAAAAATAGTAAAACTACAAACTATTAGAAAATATTTTTATGACTTTATCGAGTTGTCTGATGATAAAGAAGAAATCAGGCGACTTGATAAAATCATTACTCAAATTGAGTTCCAACTTCAAAAGTTGTGGGGATTTCCACAAGATAGGAACCATCATAGGTGGTTTGATGTTCCAAAATGTTCTTGTCCTAAGTGGGATAATGCTGAAAGTTTAGGTTCGGACTTTAGAATAATAAATCCTAATTGTATTTTACATGGTGAGTAGTTATTCTTTTTTCAACATCATCAATAATGAGTTTTATAAAGTATTAGAAGAGGTGTCAATTAATTGGAATGAGTATTCTTTACATAGATCGGGTAGAGATATTATCATTGAAAAAGACCAGATGTATTTTTATACAAACTCTAATGTTAAAAAATTATATTCTATTGAGGATATAAGTAGAACTATTAAAAAGATTGAATCTACTTCTTATAGAAGTGCTAAAATTAAGGAATTGGATCTTACAAACTACCGAAGTATATTCGATATTCTTCAAAGATATGACCGTCAGAAAAAACTGACTTTGTTGCTTAAATAATGTAAATCAGTTTTCCGGTCAATCAATTGTAAGTTCATAAGTATAAGCTTTATATTCAACTTCAAAGTTGTGGGGATTCATTACAGGTTCGGAAATTACATATGTATCTTGCATTGGATTTTTTTCATCTTCGTCACTTATTATTCTAATTACTTCTTTTCCAGTTATATGAGTTTTGGTTAACTCATATTCAATTACTTTAGAACCTTCTTTTATTGACCAATCTAATAGTAATTTTATATCTGGATACAAAAAAAGTGGAAAATTACTTAGGAGGTACAATCTTTTTTTTATATATACTTATAAAAAATAATATGAAATATTATGTTTATACTCTGAGTTATGTGGTAAAATTTTCTATGTTGGTAAAGGAACTGGTCATAGGATGTTTATACACGAAAAAAGAACTTTGAAAGGAATCAAATCAAATAATAATACAGCGTTATTTGAAAAGATTTTATCAATAATTGAAGCCGGAAATAAAATAGAATATAATAAAATTTTTGAAACGGATAATGAGTGTGAGGCTTATAAATTTGAGTTTGAGGTTATTGAAAAAATTGGATTAGATAATTTGTGTAATCTAACAAAAGATTACTTGAAGACATCGGTTTCGGATATGGTGAAAGTTGGTTTATCTAAATCTGAAAAATGGAAAGAAGTTCAGGTGAGAAAAAAAAGTTTAGAAATGAGAGAGTATTATAAAATGATAAATTCTGGTGAAAATAATCCAAGATATGGAAAAACAAACACTGAGGAACATATGATTGCGATTAAAAATTCCCTTATAGGCGTGCCAAAGTCTGAAGAACATAGGAAGAAGATTGGTGATGCTATCAGAGGAATAGTAAGAAGTGATGAATATAAAAAAAAACTTTCTGAGTCTCTTAGAAATTCAACTAAACTTAAAGAAGCAACTCAATCAGAAGAATTTAAAAACAAACACAGACAAAATACGAAAAAAAGGCATCAAGAATTGATTACTTACTACTTTGAATATAATGGCAATATTATTATTCATAAGGGTGGTTTAAAAAACATGGCAGTGGAATATAACATACCTTTCACCTATTTACAAAAATTAAGGTACGGTAAAATTGAAGAATATAAAGGATGGAAATTCATTTCAATAGAAAATAAATCTTTCAAACCATATGTTAGGTAGTTATAAAAATGAAAATATTCAAGACCTTGATAGTTATGGTATTGATGTTGCTTCTCAACTAGAATCTTTATTGTCTGAAGAATTATCTAAATCGATTGATATGGAGATAATGAAACAGGTTTTCAAGGCTCATAGAGATTATAGGAAAGAAAAAACTAAAAAGATTTTAGATAAAATTCAACAGATGAAAGAAAAAGGAATATAATTATTTTGAATTATTCAAAATCAAAATTAATCTATATAAAAGTAGTTATCAAAAGAGTCTGATTTCAATCTATTTCTTATTGTGCCAACCGGAATATTCAAATCTTTACTCGCTTCATTATATCCTAAATAAACTTTTCCATCAATGTTAAATTTCCTCGTATTTTTTGGTTTTTCAGCTGTTTCTTGATACTTCTTTAGAGAATTTGATATTTTTTCTTTTGTTTCTTGTTGCTTTGGTTTTTTATTCAAATTACTTAGGAACTTCTTCACTTCATCAGTGTGTGTTTTTCCTTTCATAGGATTATTTTCCCTCATCCATTCTGAATGTTTCAGTTTTTCTTCTTCAGTGAGTTTTCTACCAATTCTTCCTTTGTTGGATTTGCTAATTTTTTCACCAAGGTTTTTTATTTCATTCTCTGATAAACTATTCCAATACTTTTTTCTTGATTCTGATATTTTCTTTTTAGTAGATTCGTTTCTTTTACTTCCATAATTTGGATTGTTTTCTCCACTATATTTTCCAATATATGATTCTCTCCATTTGTTTATTTCTTCTTCTGTTTTTTTTCTACCTCTGGTTGTATTATTTTCGAGCAACCATTCAGAATGTTTCTTTGATATTTCATCTTTCCTCGGATTGTTACTAATAGTATCACCACCTTTACCACCAAGAGCTATGTTGTATCCAACATTTATTGCATTTAATTCTTTTATCCAGAAAGTTTCTCTCTCATTCATTTCTTCAATTGATTTGCAAACTTCTAAAACTTCTTTTATGAAATTTTCCTTACCATATTTCTTTATAGCCTCTTTTAGGATTTTACCAGAACCCAAGTAGAGAGGATTATTGTATTTATCTTTCCCTACATAAAATTTATTATTAATCAAGTTGGTTGTTTTGTAAATTATCACAATGTATATATTAAATGATATTACCTCCTTGTCTAACTTTTTTAATTTTTTGATTATAAGTAATATGAATAAAGCTGACTCATATTATAAAGAAAATCTGTATAAAATTTTGAATCAAGGATATAAAGATGAGAATCCTAGACCTAAATATAAAGACGGAACACCAGCTCACACTTTATTCATAACACAAGTTTTTGAAGAATATGATATTTCCAAAGGTGAGTTTCCCATAACTACTTTGAGGAATACCGCCATCAAAACAGGTATTAAGGAAATTTTATGGATATATCAAAGACAGAGTAGTTCTCTCATCGATGCCCAAAATATGGGTATCAATTGGTGGAATGAATGGAATATTGGTAATGATACTATCGGTCAAAGATATGGTTCAACTATCAAAAAATATAATTTAGTCAACGAAACACTTCATAATTTAAAAGTCGATCCTTTTGGTAGGAGGCACATAATAAATATGTATCAATATTCTGATTTACGAGAGACTGATGGCTTATATCCATGTGCATATGAGTGCTTATTTTCAGTTCGAAAATTAGATGGTGATTTTTATTTAGACCTTACCTTAAATCAAAGAAGTAATGATTATATCATGGCTGGATATATTAATAAAGTTCAATATGTCGCATTACAAATGATGTTTGCTTCACATTTGAGATATAAAGTCGGTAAGTTTTGTCACTTTGTTCAAAACTTACACATTTACGATAGGCATATTTCGGCCGCTTATGAAATATATTATCGAGAACCGCTCAAAAATAATCCTTCTTTTTATTTAGAAACAAATTCTGATTTTTATGATATAAATTTAGAAGATTTTAAGATATTTGATATTGATGGAATTCAAAAGATAAACTCAGAATTAGAAATCGCTATATGATTAATAGAATTATAGATTATTTTTTCCCAAGAATGAATTTAGAAGAGAGAAACTCTAAGTGGTGCTTTTCTATTGGAAAAAATGCGTCCTATGGGAAAAATTTAACACATGAATATTTTGACAGCATCGGATTTCCAAAAAGGAGATTCTTTCTCTCAAATAAATAAAAATAAAAAAATTATTATGGCTTATTTAAGAAACAATGGCTTAGTATCCGAGTGGGAATATA